CATCTACTTCGATACGTGTCTCTTTCTGCTCTAACACTTTAATCATTACGTGATGGTTGTCAGGCATCACCCATGAGTGATGTAGAGCGTATGGCTGCCATGTATGTAACAGTGCAGTCATTAGCTCAAATGCAGCAGGAGCTACTACAGCAACAGCTGAGTAGAATACGTCTAATAAATCTCCTTCACCAAATACCTCTTTAGGTACTGCTGTAGAGCCATATACAGAAGTCATCATTGCACGCTTTACATCTGCACGTGGTACTACAATTGTAGACATTCCACGTAACTGCAATATCTTGTTCATTTCACGAGTTACATCAGTATAAGCATCTGCACGCTTATGACTAACTAAACCAGTGGCATCAGCACCACGTACACAACCTGCCATAGCAGATAGTAATTGGATACCTGAACAAGTGGCATCTAACTGAACAATATGTCCAGTTGGTTTGCCTGCTACTACGTTACGTAGCTCATGTACAGCTTTAAGGTATAAAGGTTTAACATCAGCTTTATCAGCTAACTGCTCTAGTTGAGCATAGTTATCTTTAACCCATTGGATGCGATCTTCAAATAGAAGCTTATCTAAACCAAAGTGGTTAGCGATATCGATGCAAAGATAGTCAAGTGGTAAATATTCTTTCATGGTGTCGCCCTATGAATTTAGTGATTGAAATAGTTAACGATATCTAGCCAAGGTAAATGGCTAATCATCAGGAATTGAAGATAGTCTTCATGATTGAGGAATAAGACATGAGTCTCATCCTCAAAGATAGGTTTTTCTGGGAAATAGTTCTTAACCCATGTATCACGGTATGTGTTGTAGCCTACTGAGATGTAGTTAACACCATAACCTCTACGATATTCTGCTGTACGGTATTCAGCAGGTAGATTAGTAATGTCAAACAGTAGTGTTGCTAGTGAAGTAATCACTTGGAACCTCCAGTTTAACTTTATCGTATAGGTCAACAGATGCTTTCTTATAAGCACTGCCTTGCGGAGTTATGTGATACCCCTGAGCATATAAGCGTCCTCGTTTGTCAGGTTTAACTGTTATATACATCTTGTTCCCATTCATACGAATGAGATTGTAGAAGTATTGAGATTGGTTTAAATGCTTCTGCCAGTTTTGGTGCTGTAATGCTTTCGCACGTTGTAGCTCCATAGGATTCATCAGATGACCATTTTTCACCTCATCTAAATCAGATGTAGGCTCTTCTTTAACGTTATCTAGTACCCACTCATTAAGTGAGTAACGATATCGATTCATGATGTTAAGTACATCAAGACAGATATGGTCATTGTGATGGTTTATAGAACCTCCAAGGATTAACGATTCACCTTTAATAGTGAGATAACCACTATCACGGTTAGTACGTAATGTCTTAGGCTTACTAAGCATTGGTGGTAAGTAACAAGCACGTTCAACATATGCTTGTAATTCATCATTCAAACGGAAGTTAGACTTCACATAGATAGATGAATTAATGTGATACTTAACTAGATGAAAGAAGTTGGTTTCACACACTACAGCTAATATCTCAGCCATAGTTTGAATGCCAACACGAGTATCATCAAAGCCAACAGCAGGAGCTAATTGACTAGCTAAATTGTTGAGCGTGGTTTCAGTATTAATACTGGCAATACGCACGAATATATCAGTCACAAGCTCTTTTAAGTCCATTTGTGATACATGGTCTTTACGAGTCTGCTTTGATGCGTATGAACTAGGTGATTCACACCAGTTCTTAATAAGCTCTACACCTTGGTCGATACGTACATCAACTTCAGGGATAGTATTCATATACTCAAGCACAGCTTTCTTGATGCCTTTACGAGAGAACATTTGTTCAATAGCCTTTTGGCCTTCAATAATATTCATAGATTCCTCTAGGTAGTAATTAATAAAAAATGCCTAACCCGAAGGCTAGGCATAGTTGTTAAGGAGTTGTTGTAGCAACTGGGTTAGCAATACCAAGCTTACTTAAATCAACCACAACAGGAGTATTCTCATCACGAGCTAAGCTAACCTCAACTTGAATTAGTGATGCTGCTTGCTGCTCGGTAATAACACCTTGTTTGATTAAATCAACAATTTGTTTCTCGGCTGCTTTCTCTAGGTATAAACCTAAAGTTAAATCAGATACTAATTTGACACGTGTTCCGTCACCTAAAGGTAAGTACATATTAATATATGCAATACGTGTCTTTGGCTCTTGATTACGTTGACGTTGACCTTGAGGTGCAGCTACGCCAGTGTTGTTTGCTTGGTTTGTAGTTTCAGGGAATTGAAAAGTCATGACATTTGTCCTATGAAGAAGGTTGGCGATATTGCCATTTAAGAGCGTAGCGAAAAAGCTATCGTGCAGGTGAACCTACCGAGGAGTGAAACAAGCACAGTATTAACTACCGTGCTCGCATTTTAAAATGGAACTGACATATCCCAATTCTCATACCAAGTTAATAACTCTTGATATTTCTTTGAGAGTTTAGAAGGTAAGTTATAATCCTCACCAATCTTCTTTTTATACATGTTAATTTCTAATATCTTATTAAATAAGGTATTAATAAGCATGTGTGGTTCTTTATGAATTAATGCACTTAACTCATAAAGATTATATACGTTCTTAATATTATTAAATAAGAACTCTCTATATTCAGGGCTTAGATGACGAGAATGCATTTCAAAATACATAATGTCTTTTGGTGCTATTTCATTAGCAGCCTTTCCTGCTGTAGCGTAGTTATAATGTAAAGAATGCTCTGAAGTGAATACTGAATTAGGATGCATTTTAATCTTCTTTAGTCCAATAATAGAATTAGAAAAGCCCTATAAATAGGGCTTTAGTCATTAGAGTAAATTAGCAAAAACTAGTTGTTTTGTGCTTCTTTAGCCTTTAGGTCTGAGACATGTTGACACGAGTCAACTAAGAACTCTTTACAGTGTTCTTCAATCATTTCATCAGTGAATCCAAAGCTAACTTTCATGTAATTGATAACAGCTTTATGCTTGTTAATACACTCTTCAGGGTACTGAAAGAATGTAGCAAATGCAGCATCATCAAGTATGTCAGTTAGACTGGGATTGTTAGCAATGTATTCCATTGCTAACTCTAATGGTGATTTAGTTACTTCTCTATTTTCCATAGGTAGATACCAATTGCTAAGCCAAGGATGATGCATATAATTGAAATGATAATATCGATCATAAGAAGAGTACTCCGATATATAGAAGGTTTAATAACATTAGTAACCAGAAGAAGAACTTACACTCTCTTGGCGTAAATATTACTTTGTACAGGCAGAAGCCCATACAAAGCGAAATAAGAACTAAAGCTTTTATTTGGTAAGCGTCCATACTATTGAATCCTTAAGTATTTGAATTGCTTGATTTCTACCAATAGACGTAGAACCCTTCAACATGTCGGAGACATGCGTAAAGATGTTTAACTGTACATGAGTACGCATACTTCTCTGGTTTTCCCAGATAGTACGCATGTAATCACGATAAGTTTCTACAGACATATTGGTAGTTGATGTTTCAAGCTTAACTAATAGCTCATCCACGAGTAGTAGCTCATGGAATGATATCAAAGCACGAATAACTATTTTGTCTGCTTCAGCAGCCTTATAGTTAATCTTACTAAGCTTTACATCTTCAGCGTATGAAGGTGCAGTTAGCTTAGATATTTCAGTATGAACTTCTACACGTGTAGGCATGGTTATGCTCCTAGAAAGATTGCCATATTAGAGCGTAGCTCTTTGATGGTATTGGCTTTAGTACCAATAAGATGCTTATTAGTACCGTAAGATAAGTAGACGTTATTACCCTCAAGATAGATATCTTGATTGAGTAAACTAGATAAATTTACTTCGTATTTCATAGTGGAAATGCTGGCTCAAGGAAGTCTGGTTCATTAGTTTTTGCAGGTACATTTGAGTCTTTCTTACCCTTCTTAGGTTTCTTAACATCACGTACCTGAAAGATACGGAAGTTTGGAGAAAAACCATTCTTATCAAGTAAATAGACAAGATCAGGGTTATGACTAAATGTACATGCCCAATGGGTCATGCCTTGTACAGGCTTACAAGTAAGTACATCCAACCAACCGTCTAATGTACGTACTTGTTTGGATGTTAGGTGTGGCATTGTATCAACACCAATAGGGTATTGAGTTAATGATTCACATGCTGCTGTATAGCCTGACTCTTTATAGATTTCAAGCAACATAGCTAGTACTTCAAGTGATTCAGTACGCTTAGATAAGCATCTTAATTCATCAATAGATTCAAATGAATCTATCATGATTGATATGGGTTTCATGGTGTTAATCCTTCATGGAGTTACTGTGTTGTTAAGCTAAACATGCAATACGTTTACACGTATGCATGTAATAGCAGATAACATGAGAGTTATGCAGGCTTCTGAAGAGCTTTAAGCTTCTTAATGATGAATAAGAGCTGTTTTCTATATGCTTCTAGTATTGGAGTTTTCTCACCATATTGATACTCAATATCAATGTGTTTAAGTGCCCAATTAGCATCAGAAATGGTTTCTTCAATAGCATTAAAGCTAGTGTTTTTACAGATAGTAATATTGTATAGCTTGTACTGGACGAATAACCAGCACATGTCTACGGTTGAGCTACCTGATGAAGTAACAGAGTGGTTAGCTTCATATTCAGCAAGGGTAATAAGTTTAAGCATAATGATAGTCCTTTTAGGTTGATTTAGGTTTAAAGGGATGAATAGGTAAGGATTAGGAAAGGAAAAATCAAAAGAACAAGTACCTACAAAAACACTGCATTCATACTTCTTTCCCTATATCTCTCCAGTTCTAAGCGTAGCTAATTTGTATATCAGTAAAACTGATAATAGATATAAGCATTACTCACTAGACAAGATGAACAATCAAGATATACTGCGTACAGGGTAGCAAGGAAAGCATACACCTATAACTATATAGTTATATTTATATATAAGAGTGTACGGAGTACACGTTAATTAGGTAATTAGTATATAGCTAGAAATGTATATAACTATGAGTATAAGTTTTTATAGAGCCATACAAAATATACTGTTTTTTGGGATAGTTTTTAAACAGCTAAGCGCACCTTACTGTCTAGTGTGTAATGTGTAATATGTGTAATGTGTAAAAAGAAATAAACCTCTTGCCTACATAGGCAAAAGGTCTAATGCTAATTTAACTAGGTGATCACACTTAGCTTGGGTTAGATTACCTAACTCAAGTTCAGTAAAGATAATATCAACAAGATCACGATCAGTAAAAGGTTTAGTTAACACGCTTCAACTCCTTTAGTTCTTTATTTAATTGCTTCTCTAACTTACGAATGTGCATTGCACTTCTAATGCGTGTTGGTATGACTTGTACTTTAGCTACAGCAATAAGGATAAGATTAACGATGGTGTTCATGGTTTACTCCGACAGGTAATAGAATAGATTGGGAATGAGGCAAGCCTAAGCTCACCTCATGTATGGATTAATTGAACTGAAGCACACCATTAACGAATGATGCACCCATAGTATCCATTTGATCCTTTAACTCTTTACGTGCTATTAACATCTTCATGCTATCAGCAGTATCACTAAGCTCAGCTATGTTAGTAGCCTTACTCTTTGCGATGTAAGTTACACGTTCAGTAGCACAAGCTAAGTTATCCACTGACTTAACCACATTGGTTGCAGCAGATGCAGTAGTAGTAGCTAATTGAGCAAGTGCACCGAATACAGAAGGTTGTTGAACATTAGACATGGAATATACTCCTATTTGGTTGATGATCATTCCACCTATAAGCGTAGCTTTATAAACACAAGAGTAAGAATCCTTTTTTCTAACGATAGGTAGGGGGGGTAGTTAAAGCTATAGCTAAGGCGGAATAGGTAGTCCTACTGGTCTACTAAATTATGATCGAAGTGAAAAAGTTCAAAGTCTCTACTACCGTACCTAATTATAAAAATTATGAAAAAGTTGACCCTCTGCTAACTTTGACTACGCCTAAGACAACCTATATCCTATGTAAAATATTATTTAAGAGTGTTGTTTATGGAAGTTAAATCTACTCATCGTAAGGGGTACACAATCACTGTTGTACCTAAAGCTTTATCACTTGGTTTAAGGGGTAAGTAATGTTAACTAAAGATGAGATCATTCAAGCTTTACCTCCTGCTGTACAAGGAGGTGTATCAGACACACTAGTTAATGAACTTAATTCAATCATTACTGATCCTGACTTTAGAGAGACATTCCGAGAGAACATGATCTCTTATAACAGAGTACTTGCAGAAGGTAAGTTCAAACTATCTAGTTATATGAATGCAGTTATGTATGTATCCTACAAGTTAATGGGATACAACAACATGGATGCTTACTCACTTACCTTTCCTCAGAAGTTTCAACAATGGGTAGTTAGTGGTAAGTCTAATCAAACTATGTCTGCTCATATTGCAATGTATAACAAGTCTAAGCTTGTTAACCTGGTTTACGCACAAGCAGTTATTCCTACACATGTACTTAACCAAGATAAGTTCCAAGAAGCTATCAATAGACAGTACTGGTTAATGAACAATGCTCAGAGTGAGAAGGTTCAATCTGATGCAGCTAACTCTTTAATGATCCATCTCAAACCGCCTGAAGAGAAGCAAGTTAATCTTAACATTGGTATTGAAGAAACAGACTCCATTAAAGATTTGAAAGCTGCTGTGTTTGCTTTAGCTCAACAACAAAACCAAGCTATTGAGATGAGAACAGTTACTGCAGGTCAGATTGCAGCTAGTCGTATTATTGACGCAGAGGAAGTCGAATGAGTGATTTAATTTTAGAAGATGGTGAAGTCTTTGAAGATGACTTAGGGTTAGATGTAAAGACTGTAGAGGAATGGCTTAATAGTGTTTCATATGCAGAAGACCCTGAGTATGTACCTTCTCAGTTTGCACTAGCCTTTGTTAACTTTATTAAGTTAGTTAATGGTGGGCAAGGTGAAGAGAACAAAACACCTACTCTTCACTTAAAGATGCTAGATCAGATTGATCAACCTAACAGCCGTAAGATTGCAAACATGGTACACCGAGGTGCAGCTAAGACAACTGTACTAGGTGAATACTTGATTCTTTACTTAGCTACCTTTGGTGAACTACCCACCTTTGGTCAAGTAGACTTTGCACTGTATGTATCAGACTCTATCGATAACGGTGTGAAGAACATGCGTAAGAACTTAGAGTTCCGTTGGGAAAACTCTAGCTTTTTACAGAAGTATGTTCCTCATGCTAAGTTCACAGACATTCATTGGCACTTTAAGAATGTCTCGGGTAAAGAGTTTATTGTTAAAGGTTATGGTGCAAAGACAGGTGTTCGTGGTACTAAAGCTAATGGTAAGCGTCCACAACTAGCTATCCTAGATGACTTGGTTTCGGATGAAGATGCACGTTCTAAAACAATGATTGCAGCCATTGAGGATACAGTCCATAAAGCAATTGACCATGCGATGCATCCTACTCGAAGTAAGATTATCTGGTCTGGTACTCCCTTCAATGCTAGTGATCCTTTGTATAAAGCAATCGAATCTGGTGCATGGGCAGTTAACTGTTACCCTGTATGTGAGAAGTTTCCTTGTACACGTGCTGAGTTTAGAGGTTCATGGGAAGACCGCTTTACATATGACTATGTGAAACGTAAATACTTAGAAGCTTTGAAGTCAGGTACTATCCACACGTTCTATCAAGAGTTAATGCTACAGATTCTTTCTGATGATACACGCTTAATCAGCGAAACTGATGTTAAGTGGTACTATAAAAAAACTTTACTAGAGAAAAGAGCTAACTTTAATTTTTATATTACTACTGACTTTGCTACCAGTGAAAAGCAGTT